TATTTCTGACTTACGAACTTGTTTTTCTTCATCTACTGTTGCATTTTTCTTATTTTTATAATAATAAGTTTCTCCATTATCCTTTGGTCTTTTACTCTTAACACCAACCCATCCATACCAATCATCGTCTCCTTTTGATGAATCATATAAATTGTCTTCAGTAAAAGCCTTTACTACATTAACTTCATTTTTTATTTTATTTGTTGCTTTTTTAAATTTTGACATACCGCTTTTTAATGTTGCTACACATGGTTCATTACCATACTTATCAATCGCATCACTAATAGTAGCAAACATTTTTTGAACTTTCATATTTGTACAAGTATTATCACATGATTCGCCACCTTTTTGTTTTCTTCTTTTTCTAGTTCTTTTGGTTCTTTTAACCATTATATATATATATTGTTTATATTAACATTTTGAAAAAGGCCTAAATATTAATAAACAAACGAATGATAATCCAATTCCTTGATAAAATATATTTGACCTTATTTTAGCACTTTCTTTTTTTATTTTTTTTTGTTCGTTTGTTAATGTATCCTTAAAAGGCGTACCAATAGAACGCGTTCTAACTAAATAATAAATAGAAGCAATTGTATAAATTGACATAGAGTAAGCTAAAACTAAAGATATCTTACAATAAGACATTTTATATTATATTATTATATTATATATGTCAGCTTGGAAAAGTAAAAGAGTTAAAGAATCAAAGAAAATTAAAGGTAGATGGAGTAAATTAAAAGACTCAAAATCAAAATCTAGAAAAAGAGACTCAATAAAACAACATTATACTAGAAAAGTATATAGGTCTTCAAAAGGTGATAGAGATGAATTTTCTAAGTTTTTAAAATCAAAAAAAAGAAAAGATGCATGGAAACCAAAAACACGAAAAAAAGATAGTCCAAAAAGCAAAAAATCTAAAACTGTAAAAAAATCTAAAACTGTAAAAAAATCTAAAACTGTAAAAAAATCTAAAAGATGGACAAGAGATTTTGATTTGGATGCTATGTTGGAAGTTTCTCAAGAAGAATTAAAAAATCATAGGGGTACAGGAAGATTGTTTGATGACAAAAAAATAAATAGTCCAGGATTAGGTTTACCAAATTGGCCACCAAAACCACATAGTCCTTCTAAATTACCACCTCCATTATTTAACCCTTCAATATCTCCTTCACCATCTATAAATCTAACAGAAGATGATTATAAAGTTTTAGAATCAGTTGTAAAAGATGATTTAAAATCACCAAAGCCGAAGTTATTAAGACCGATGGATTTAACAGGTGTTAAATCCAAAAGAAACCCAGATTTATTAACTCCAGCACAAATATTACTAACAAAACCCAGTGATTTAGGTGATAAACCAAAAAAAACAAGAAAAAGAAAAAGAAGTCAACCAAAAAAAACAAGAAAAAGAAGAAAAAGTCAACCAACTAAAAAAAAGAAACAAAAAACTCAAAAAAAGACAAAACAAATGGGGGGAATTTGTTTTACAAAAAAATGTAGAGAAAAGAGAGCAGAAAAAATAAAAGAAGAGACACAATCCGATAAATCATACGCATTTAAATTTCGTTTAGAAGCGTGTCAGGGTGAACCAGATTTTAGCACATGTATGAAGGAGTCTAAAGGAGAAACAATATCTATGGAAGATGTACAAAAAATATTAAAAGATTCTTCTACTAGAGTAAAAAGTAAATCTATGCCTGGGCGGCTTTCACGACCACCAGGGCAGAGATACAGGGTAAAAATTCCACATTCCCCACCGGGAATAAAAAAAAAACAAATTAAGGAAAAAGCAAAATCAATATAATTTTATTATAAATTTTTAATAAAATTATGCTCCACACATTAAACACTCTTCGTCTAATGTGTTCAATTGTAAATGTTCTACCTTTGTCCGCAAATAATAAATACCAGTCTTTAAACCGTTGGACAACCAAATGCATATTAACTTATCATATGATGGGGTAATCATAAATACACCAATTATTTATAACATAGATTTCATTAATTGTATTTCCCTTTCTTGTGTATCAATTATTTGTTTTGCTAACTCTTTAATTTTGGGATTATTGGTTTTATTATAAATTTTATGGGTAGTGGTTAATGCTGTAGAATGGTGAGGTATCATTCTTCTTAACCATTGTTTATCATCAACTAATAATTGTTGTCGTAATAATATTATTGATACACTAATAGATAAAATAATTCCAACAGAGAAAACTAACATATTAAAATGTCCCATTGATAAATAATGAACAATCTCATGTGTCCATATCATATTTGAAGCCATTAGTAAACCACCATAAAATAGTGTTTGTGATATATACAAGTCTGAAAATCTATATACTAATATATTCATAGGATTGAATAGCATACCAACAATGACCATTACGATAAACATAATAACATGTCTTTTATATAAATTTGCTTTCATTTATATAATACGGATATAAATATAATTTTATTTTAAATTTTTTAATAAAATTATGCTCCACACATTAAACACTCTTCGTCTTCATCTAATGTTTCTTGTTTTTCAGGCTCAATTGTAAACTGTTGTGGTGCCGCCTTAGCCTTTGTTCTCAAATAATAAATTCCCGTCTTTAAACCTTTAGACCAACCAAAGAAATGCATAGCTGTTAACTTATCATATGATGGGGTTTGCATCCATAAATTAGTGCTTTGACTCTGGCATATATATGCACCTCTATCAGCAGCCATTTCTAAAATATGTTTCATTGGAATTTCCCATACAATTTTAAATCTTTCTTTTAATACCTTGGGAATATCTTCAATCTTTTGAATACTCCCTTTGTTTTTAATAATTTCATTTTTTATTTTCTCATTCCATAAATTTAAATCTATTAGTTCCTTCATTAAATATTTGTTAATAACTACAAATTCACCAGCCAATGTTCTTCGAACATAAATATTACTTGTAAAAGGCTCGAAACATTCATTATTTCCCAAAATTTGACTTGTTGATGCGGTTGGCATTGGTGCTAATAATAATGAATTTCTTAAACCATGCATATTTATTTGCTCTTTCATTGTATCCCAATTATAACGATTTCCTGGTACAACATTCCACATATCAAATTGTAAAATACCCTCTTCAGCAGGACATCCTTTAAAGGTTTCATAAGGACCTTCTTTTTTTGATAACTCTACACTAGCTTCTAACGCTGCGTGATACATTGTTTCAAATATTTTTTTATTTATTTCTTTCGCTTTATCAGAATAAAAAGGTATATTCATTTTTGCATACACATCCGCTAACCCTTGGACACCTAATCCAATAGGTCTATGTCTCATATTTGAACGTTTGGTTTTTTCTGTTGGATAAAAATTAATATCTATTACCTTATTTAGATTTTCTGTAGCAACCTTTGTTACCTCATGCAACTTTTCATAATCAAATATAGGTCTTAATAATTCCTCTAATTCATTATAACCACCTATCCATTTTCCATTTATTTCTATTTGTGGTAAGGATTTGATTTCTATGTTTACCCTTAACTTTTCTAATTTGTATTCTTCCCACAATTCAGGATGTTCATCCACACTAGTATATTCAACTGTATCCTCCATCTTCAATCTACTTATTAATAATTTCGCCATTGTACAATACTTACAACCATCACGTGTCCATAGTTTCACACTATTTATTACCTTATCATTTGGTTTTATAAAATTTGATAATCCAATACTCGCTAAGTTACAAACAGCTGTTTCATTTTCATCGCTATACTCTATGATTTCTGTGCAAAGATTGCTCGACTTTATAGTTCCAAGATTTTTCTGATTTGACTTTTTATTACATGCATCTTTATATAGCATATATGGAGTACCTGTTTCAATTTGACTATCTAAAATCTTTAACCATATATCACGAGCTTTCATAGTTTTATTACCTTTTCCATCTTTTTCATAATTTTCATACAATATTTCAAACTCTTCTCCATATACATCGCTTAATCCAGGACATTTGTCAGGACACATTAATGTCCAATTACCATTTTGCTTTACTCTCTTCATGAAAAGGTCCGGAATCCATAAAGCATAAAATAAATCTCTAGCTCTTTGTTCTTCATCACCATGATTCTTTTTCATATCTAAGAAAGATTCAATGTCTGCGTGCCATGGCTCTAGATAAATTGCGAAACTTCCCTTTCTCTTTCCCCCACCCTGGTCACAGTACCGTGCGGTATTGTTAAACACGCGAAGCATTGGAACAATTCCATTGCTTGTACCATTAGTCCCTCTAATATGACTTCCACTAGCTCTCACGTTATGAATATGCATACCAATTCCACCAGCCCATTTAGAAATAGATGCACAATCGGCTAATGTATTATAAATACCTTTTATACTGTCACTTTCCATTCCAATTAAATAACATGAACTTAATTGTGGTCTTTGTGTACCTGCATTGAATAGAGTAGGAGTAGCATGGGTAAAATATTTTTGACTCATCAAATCATAAGTTGTTTTTACCTTTTCCATATTTTTTCCATGAATAGCCAATGCTACTCTCATCCACATATGTTGTGGTCTCTCAATAATTACTTTATTTACTCTCATTAAATAAGCCCTTTCCAATGTTTTAAAACCAAAATAATCCAACAAATAATCTCTATTATAATCTATCATTTTTTCTATAGTTTCATGATTTGTTGTAGTGTTTAACCATAAATCTAATCCAATTATAGGAGATTTTTTATTATTTACATCTCTAAAATAATACAATTTGCTCATTGCTTCTTTAAATGTATTTGGTGTATTTTTTTGATGATTTGAAATTAAAATTCTACTAGATAAAACACCGTAATCAGGATGTGTTGTTGATAATGAAGCACATTGTTGTGCTGTCAATTCATCTATTTCTGTAGTTTTTATTTTATTATATAATCTATCTATTACCTTTTGGACTAATTCTGTATAATTTACATTTAACTCTCCTTTTCCTAATTTTTTTACACGATTCAATATTTTATCAAAAGATGTAACTTCCAATCCTCCGTTTCTTTTTGTAACCTTATCTTCAATATCCATATTACTATTGTATTATAAAATATTTTTAAGTGATTTTTCAAATTATTATTTAATCTTTCAATTCATCAATACTTACAACTTTACTTATATTTTCTGCTATTTTATCATTATTTTCTTGTATTAAAGGATCCTTACAAAATTTTTCTACTAATAAATGATATTCCTCTCTTAGTTTTGGATTTGTCATCCACATTGGATTTTTATTAATCCATGGTCCTAACATTGCTAATTGGACAGATGTTAATTTTGACCATGATTTCATTAATTTCGCCATCCCTTCATCTTCATCCCATTTTCCCTCATCTTTTACATAAAATTGTTTTTTACTTTCGTCAGTACAACATATCGGACGTTCTTTAGGTTCAACATCTTTTAAATTTTTTATAATTATATTACTTATTCCTTTTACATATCCATTTGATTTTGTATATAATAAATCTTCAACAGTCATTTTAATTTGGTCCACAAAATCCGTCAAATTCATCGCATCTTTACACTTTTCATTTAATATCAAGTTAATATTCAAATTTAAATTATTATTAATTGTATTATTTATAATTGAATTATCATTATTTATTATAGTTGGTTGTGGGAGTTCTGTACATTTTTTTTTATGTCTCCACAATCCTTGTCTATTATTGCATACTTTATTACAATTTGTACACATAAAATGCAACCTTTTATGTTTCATTGTTTTTATATGTCTTTTCCAATCTATTTGTCTATCTGTTTTAAAAAAACATTTTTTACATTCCCATTCTGCCGTAACTGTAACAATTTCCATTTTTTATATAAAAACATATAATTATTTTTATACTATTTTTCCTAAATTTTGAAATGTTACATGTTAGCAAAAAATTAACATTGAACTTTTATTATTACATATTTTTTATTATGATAATGTTACCATATTTTTATTTTAAAATTTTTTTTTCTTTGTAACTTTTGAATATTATGAAAAAAATATTTATTACGATATATGTAGTAAATTAAAAAAAATATGTAATGATAAGTTGACACTGAAAAACGCTTTTTTGTCCACGATAATTTCAGAATTTTCATAAAATTTCATTTTTTCATTTTTTGTACAAAAAATTGTACACCCATTTTTTTCTCATTTTCGCATGATAACAAGTGTCAAAGTTTTTTACATAAAAAGGTCATGGTAAGGGTCAGTCACAAAAAAAAATTGTACACCTTTTTTTTTCCAAATTTCGCATGATAACAAGTCTCAAATTTTTTTACAGAAAAAGGTCGTGGTAAGGGTCAGTCACAAAAAAAATTGTACACCTATTTTTTTTACATTTTTAAACGATAACACGTAACAAAAAAACCCACCGGTTTTTAACTTTTACAACTCAGTAACACAATTTTTGTACACTCGGCAAAATCACATTTTGTTATCATAACTCGTAAGACGTCATCTTGGCAAAAAATGGCTCAGTAAGGTCAGTCACAAAAATTTTTGTACACCTAAAATTTTCATCGTTTCTTACGTTAATAAGTAACAAAATAATATACAAATTGTTGAAAATGTCATTACCGTAACAAAATTTAAAAAAATAAAATTACTTACTACAATTTGTATTGGTTTTTTAAATAAAAAAAAAGTACTGTTAAACCATTAATAAAAAAATATGTACAATATTACAAAATATACCCCCTAAAAAAGTGATTTGCGTTTTTTTCATTAAAATTCTCAAATAATGAAGCTGAAAATACCAAATCACTTTACACAAAAAAACACCAAAATTGTACACCTTAAATTATTTTTATCGTAACAAACACTAATTGTCCAATATGCGATTACATTGGTTATGGTTTAAAAATATTAAAACGCCAATGTTGTGACTGTACTTTTAGTCACAGTGAGTACTGTGACTGTTCGTCGTCTAAAATTTGAAAAAAATGGATGTACAAAAATTTTGTCTACATTTTGGAAATTTCGATTTTGAGATTTATTTTTTTCACATGTAAAATGCTTTTAAAATGTGAAAAAAATAGGTGTACAAAAATTGTACAGACTGACCTTACTGACACCTTTTTTCATAAAATAGTGTCGCACTGTTTATCGTAAGAAAATACCAAATTTGTGGATGTACAAAAATTTTGTGACTGACTCCTTACCATGCATTTTTCTATTATTTTTTTTTGTGATTGTTAAAGATAATAAATCACAAAAAAAACAGGTGTACAATTTTTATTTAGACATGAACAACTTTATTTAGACATGACACAATTTTATTTAGACATGACCCAATTTTTATTTAGACATTGATGAATCAATTTTATTTAATAATTCATTGCTATAAATAAAATTCCCACTAGGTTTATAAGTATTAATACTTTTGTATTCTTTTTTACTATCCTTATTTTGTATAGATATTTTATCATTTTTTTTAAACATTAAATAATTAATATCTTCTGGATCTTTTTTTTGTTTATTTTTTTTAGAAACAACATTTCCAAATCCATCAAGATTTACACCATGTTTTTTCTTAATATCCATTCTAGTATGATAAGGAATATAATGATTCCAAGAAATAAAAAGTAGATTAGGATGTGTATATCTAACATGAAAACCATTATCTAAAAGTTTATCAATAATATATGTAATACATGTAGTAGTATCAAAAACCGGTATTCCTAAAATAAACTCTGGTACGAGAAAGAAACAATGCTTTTCACAATTTCTATTTTTCGATGTAATTTTAATTTTTTTATGAACTCTTGTCAAAATTTTGTTATAAATTTGTATTTTATTATCTTGAATAGATTTTTGTGTAGAATACAAATCATCTAAATTAATTTTTTCTGTAAAATCACCCATAATAAAATTTAACGAGAAAAAAAGAAATAAAAAAATACATAATATATATTACAATGACAATAAGACATTTGGTAATATCTGGGGGAAGTTGGAAAGGATTATATGTAGCTGGTGCTATAGAAAAGTTATTAGAGGACAAATACATTAATATGGAAAACATAGAAACGTTTTGGGTAACTTCGGTAGGAAGTTTGATGTCTGTACTACTATGTTTAGATATTGATTGGAAAGATATAATAGAATATTTTATTAATGTACCAATAAAAATTTTAGACAATATAAATTTGGATAATTATATCGAAGCTATAAAAAAAAGCGGTATTTTAAATGAAACATTTTTTATAGATTTATTAAAGAGTTTATTTCAGGCAAAGGGATTAAATATAAAAACAATAACACTAAAGGAGTTTAACAATTATTACAACAAAGAAATAAACTTCTTTGTAACAAAATATTTAACATTAGAAACCAAAATCTTTAATTACAAAAGTCATCCAGATTTAAGATTATTAGATGCATTGTATGCAAGTTGTTGTTTTCCTTTCGCATTTCAACCAATAAACATAAACGGGAGTATATATATTGATGGTGGTATAAATGTACATTATCCATCTTCATATTGTTTGAGTGAAAAAAAAAATGAGGAAATATTAGGTATATATGTTAAAACAACGGATAGGAATGGTGAGGAAACAAATAATATATTAGAATTTGGTTGTAATCTAATATATAAAGTAATATTTGACAAACAAATGAAAAATTTAGATTTATTAAAAAATCAAGTAATAATAACTACAAAATCAATAGGATATGAAGGTTTAAAACAATTATTAAAAGAAAAAGATAAAAGGAAAGAAATAATAGAGAAAGGTCGTGACTATGCTTATTTATTTCTAAAATATTCAAAGAACGTCATTTAAGAATTTTTCAAAATTAGATTCACTAGGTGTTGCATTGAATTCAATAACCTGGTCATCTTTGATTAAGAAAATACTTGGAAATTCACCAATCTCTTTTTTGTAAGTTTCTTCAAATTCTGCAATCGCTTTTTTATCAGATTCGTTAATTTCTTGTAAAGTAAGAGCATAATTATTAATTAATCGGAGTTCACTTTCTGGATTTTGGAAATTTTGTTTGAGTTTATACCAACCACCTTCTTCCTCTTTATCACTATTATTCATAACAGATTTAGAATGTGGACACCAGTCAGCGTATAAAATAACTAACATAGCACTTTTGTTACTAGTTTCCTCTTGAATAATTTCTCTATTTGTGGTAAATTCACCTTTAGGTTTAACATAATTTTGGTATA